CATGCGATATGACGAATTCTGTAAACATCGTGGCAGTTCTTCCGATTCAGGGGACCGACGAACAGAAGCGAGTATGGAGAGAACGGGGAAGGACTATTCTGCATTTAGTTTACGCCAATCCGCTCTTATCTACTGATGGTGCGCTCCTGGATGCCATGCTCGAGGCCTCGGTGGGTGAATGTGACGGCGTGAGCCTGGACGAGATTCTGTTGGGGACGCTGGCGGACGGGAAGTTTGAACGGCTCAGAAGGGTGCTTATACGGTATCGGAAGCGACAACCTGGCAAGCTCATCCATGCGTGGGTCGCCAACGCCTTTATCTCGCCGGTGGATCGCGAGACCGTCAATCTCCTGTATCGGATGTGTGATCTCGTATCCCCGGAGATCTATCGAAGCGAAGAGGGGCGGATTGACTTCGCGGACTGGCTTACTCGATACAACATCGGGCGGGCCAGGCGAAAGCGGACGCTGATTGGCATCGTTACCCACACCGACCCGCGATGGCGGAAAAGCGACGCGGGTTGGCTGCCGAACATGGAGAGACAGATTGCGGAGATTCGGCGTCTGCGGTGCGGAGGCGTTGCCATGTGGGCACCGATGCACCTACGAAACTCGGATGAGCGACGAGCTCTGAATGAGTTGCTGAAATAATCAGAAAATAATTTTTATTCTTTCGCCTGACACCTTAGTCTAATCTAGTGGAGTTAGTATGGGGACCGCTATTGTAACTATTCAGAATCAGGTTTACAATAACTTAGGCAGGGACTCAGCTGACGAATATGCCTCCGTTGCAGTACCTGCTGCAGTTGAGGCAGCTGTTGAGTTAGTCTCTCTGCTCTTCAAGCCAGCAGAGCTCTTTACTAGCTCCAACCAAACAGTGTCGGCTGGCTCCAGCTATTATTCTCTAGACGCTCTCGATCCTCTGCGTGTGGTGCAGGTGCGAAATCGTACTGTAGCGAAGGACATGCACGAGTTGCCATTTGCTCAGAGGACTCTAGCTCCTACGCCAGCATATACGAAGTACTACAGCCTGCATGGCCAGCGAATGTATCTCAAAAAGGTTCCTTCGTCTGACACGCGCTTGACGATTTGGTATATCAAGCGACCAAACAATGCTGCTACAGAGCTGGAGTTTGAGCACTATGATGCTCTAGTAGTAGGACTTGCCACACTGCTTTGTCATGCTACGTTCGAAGAAGTCGAGTCGTCAAATCTTTGGAAGTCCGTATCCGACTTACTGGGTGAGCCTGAAGCCAAGGAATTAGCGGCTCAAGAGATCATGTCAAGCCAACTAGCGAAGATGAAAATGATGATCGGAGGTCAACGGTGAGCACTACCTTCGAAGAATTGATTCGTCAGACGATGCTCAAGCTTCAGCCACGTAATGACGGCATTACACGCTTGATGGTTGAGCAGTCGATCAACGATGCGCAGAAGGTCATAGCTATGGTGATGTCGTCTGATGCATTAACTGCGTTAGATACCACTCACGCATACACAGCAGCTGATCAGAAGATCTATCACATAGTTGACGATCTGCAGCTCGTTAGACCCAAGGATATCCTGTCTATTCGACTAATGGACGAAGCAAACAGCCGTAAGTTGCACTTCGTACCTGCGAGTAGACTCGACAGGGACATTCCTTATACAGAGATTACAGGCACGGATCGCTCGAGCTACTACACTCGTAGAGGTAAGTATCTTGAGTTCTATCCTATTCCCAACGCGGTCTATGCCCTGTACATCCATCACACGCAATGGCCGGCAATTCTAGAGGAGGACGACGATGAGACTGAGTTCGAAAACATTGATTTTGTTATTGCTCAGTTGGCAGCTGACATGACTTTGTCAAATCTCGAGGGTTCGTCAGGCGATTGGACAAAGCGAGCGCAGGCACTGCTAAGTCTTACTGTTGCCGAAGAGATTACGAAGCCAGACGAGCGGCTTGTGGCTCAGCCTTTCTGCGCCTCGAGTTCTCGAAGACCGCCTGGAGAATATTGGCTGAATCCTTGGGTTAAGGACTAGGAGGGATAAATGACAACTTGGAATACAGCCTTTGAAGCTTCGCCAGCTGATACCGACGAGGCGAAGTATGGTGCAAATAAGATTCGAGAGCTCAAGACTGCTATCTCAGAGAGACTTGAGCTCGAGATGAATTTCAAGGCAGGCACTCAGCCTTTGCTTAAGGCAGGTATTTGTGCTGTCTTGTATCTTGGGACAACTACGGAGATTACTGCGCTTGTTGATATGTCGGCTGGGGCGCTTGCTTGGGATACAGATCTAAAGCAGTTAAAGCGCTATAGCGGCTCCGCCTGGGTGGTCTTGGATCTTGACCATGGATCATTAGGTGGTCTTACCGACGACGACCATCCTGACTATCTCAAGCTCGATAAGGCAGGGCAGACTATTACCGAAGATGTAGCCTGCGATGCGGGCATCAAAATCGACGGCGTTGATATCAGCGAAATAGGAGATGTTTCTAGTGCGCTAGCCTCGTTAGCAGTTGCTGCTGGACTAATCATTCGCACAAACGCATCGACTCCTGATTCGTCGATCGACGTAGACGCTGATGCAGTGTGCTTGTCAGATGGCACAAATCTCTCAAGCGCTTTGACAGTTGACCTGACGATTGATTGCACTGCGACTGGTGCTAATGGTCTCGACACTGGATCTCTGGCAGCCGAGACTTGGTATGATGTCTACGTCATCAAAACAACTGACTTGACGACGGTAGCGGGACTGCTGTGCCAGCATGGTAGCGCTCCAACCATGCCTACAGACTACACTTTCAAAAAGCTCGTAGGCTATGCCGTTACAGATGCAGACGCAGACTTCTTGCCTTTCAGGCAGTGGGGACCTGACTGGACTTACGCAGTTCGACAGGCAGCGCTCACCAATGGTAGTGCTACTTCTTACACACAGGTTAGTCTTGCTACTTTGCTACCTAACGACGCGAAGTTCGCAAAGCTACTGATTAAAGCTTTTGTGCACGCAAATGATTACTTATCGATTAGCGTCGATGGAACTAACGACTATCTGCAGTATAACGCAGAATCAGATGGAATGAGTATTCATGCTAGTCTAGAAGTTCCTCTGCTAACAGCACAAAAGATCTGGTATAAGATCTCAGGAACTGTTGATAGTAGCGTTATCTACGTTGCGGGCTTTAGACTCAACCTATAGGAGGCTTCAGTGACAGTTCTCAAAACTCCACGATCTGTGATTTTGCCTACACCTCCTAGCGATGGAGAAACAACCAAGAACTGGAGGCGTGGGTTAATTCGTGAGCTGCGCGAACTGCGATCGTCTGTTAGATCTGATATGGAGAGCTTGGAAGTCAGATCAGGTCTTCCCGTCTACGCCAACAATGCAGCAGCGCTAGCTGACAATCTCGCTGTAGGAGAATTCTACAGAACAGGTGGCGATCCTGACACAATCTGCGTGGTGCACGAATGAGAAAGCAGCCTTATCCTGTTGTACAGTTGACTGGTGGATTGGATATTAGTGTCGATCCTGTGTTCTTGGCAGACACTGCTAGTCCCAACATCCAGAATATTCGCTTCGGCCAGAAGCTGGCGAAAAAGGACTTTAATCGTCGACTGCTCGGTGATGAGGATTTTACTACGGCTGAGGGTGGCCTGCCTCTCAGTGGCGCAGTAATGAATATTAGTGTATTCACGAGATACGACGGCACCACTCGCTTAATGGTCACGACTGTCAACAAGACGTATGTATACAACACAACAAGTCGGCTGTACTCGGACATAAATGTCTCAAATTGGACTGGTGGCCAGGATGATAGATTCAGCGTAGTGCCGGCTCTCGACTCGAGTGGCAATAGTATTGTAATTCTTACAAATGGCGTCGATAAGATTAAGAAGTGGGATGGAGAGCTTACAAGTACTCTCACGAATCTTCTAGGCTGGAGTGCAGCGAGCATTGAGGCTAGACAGCTCGTGATGTATGGTAGTAGACTTGTGGCTTGCCATACTATCGAGAGTGGCACAGCTTGCCCTACGCGTGTGAGATGGACTACCAACGGAGACGTCGAAGACATCACTGGTACTGGATCAGGTTTTGTCGAGCTCGTTGAGACTCCTGATTGGTGTGTGAAGCCAGTTATGCTGAAAGGCAGGCTGTTTGTAATCAAAGAGAGGTCTATCTGGCAGCTAGTGTACGTTGGTGGTACAACAGTATTTGTACCTGAGGTTGTGCTAGACAACATTGGAAGTAGCTCACCTGATAGCATTGCGCACTTTGGCGACTTCATCCTACTGCACGGTAACGACGATGTGTATATCTTTGACGGCCTAAACGCTTCGCCTCTGGCTGCCAAAATACGACCTTATCTTTTTGAGACGGAGCATTATCTTGTAAACCAAGCGAAGTTTAATCGCGTAGTGGCTGCTTATGATGGCGAACTGCGAAGATACTTGATTAGCTTTCCAGGTCGACATGCTGTCATCCCACGAAAGACCTACGCCTACTACTTTGGCGAAGAGAGCTGGACGTGGAGACAGGAGGAAATAACAGCCATTGGGTTCTATCACCCGACTTTGTCGGTGCTTTGGGAGGATCTAGTAGGCTCCTGGCGTGCGCAGACTTGGAAGTGGATGGAGCGCGATCTACAAGCAGGAGCGCCTCTACTACTAACTGGCGATTCGAGTGGATATGTCTACGAGTCTGCAAGGGCAAGAGCAATTCGCATCCCAGTCTATCGCATTGCATCAGAAGACGAGGCATATATCTTTGCCACCGAGGATGGAGTCTATCGTATTATTACTCAAGGGTTATTTGGCGATATGACCGAAGCTACTGAGTACGCCTGCTACGAGACTAAAGATTTTGTCTTTGAGCATGCGGTGCGGTGGGTCGAGTTCAGAACTCAAATTCGATATGGAGAGTTTACAATCCAGCATTCTGTCGATGGCGGCGAGACTTGGTCAGGTGGTAGAGTCTATGCGGAGGCAGCTAACTGGACAGACTTCGTCTACTGGCTCAATGAGACAAGTCAGAAGATTCGATTTAAGATAGAGACTCGAAGTGAGGAGCTTGAGATAAAATGGATCGAGCCATGGTATCTACCCAGGACGAGAGCACTGAAGCCCTCGAGCAGCTAGAGTGGAGGCTGAATGTGCCGTTTGAGAGTATTCCTCGAGAGCTAGTCGAGCAGCTGGCAGAGCGACCTTATTCTTATGATGAGTACTTGAGCAAATGTGAGATGCTCGATAAACTTCCTTCGTTCTGGAATCTAGTCTTGGTCTACCACGACGAGTTTGCTCTCGTTGCTTGGGGGCATGTCGAGCCGTTGGAAGGCTATTTGTATGTTAGCAGAATATCAATACCTCGCGAGCTCTTTACCTTTAGCAATAGTGAACTTCTTGAGGCCTTTGTTGACATGACAAAGGAGATAGCCAGAGAGCTAGGCCTTAGGCGAGTAGTCTTTGTCTCAGATAGATGGCAGGCGTGGCTACGAAAACTTCCTGGGGTGATTCGCGTAACAGATGCGCGAGTCATGGAGGTGTACTAATGATATCGTTTGGCGGAAGCAAGAGCAAATCGAGCCCTTCGAGAGTTGATATGTGGAGTCCACAGCAGTCGAAAATGTGGAAAGAGCTCTCAAAGTACTTGCAGAGTGCTTTTGGAAAAGACGTTCCAGCGTATCCAAGGCAGATGTACGTGCCGAGGACAGGTGAAGAGAGTGCATATCTAAAGCGTGCACCACAGCTTGCAGACGAAATCGCAGCCATGCGTGCGCGCTTAGGAGACGTAGCTTACGAGATCAATCCTGAGACCACCGAGCAGTATTATCAAAAGTCAGTAAAGGCTCCTGCGATGCAGGAGTGGGAAGAGATCGTCGAACCAGGCATACGTGAGCAGTTTGCTGGACCGGGCTATTGGGGCTCGGCGCGTGCGCAGGCACAGCAGCAGGGGTCGGAGCACCTAGCTACTGAGCTTGGAAGCAAGCGAGCTGAGTTGTACTATGCCGACGAGATGGCGAGACGTCAAGCTGAGACTGACGCTGCGAATCGCGAAGCGCAATATGGCAGTGCTTATGCTGAGTCTGAGGCTGGAGTTCTGGGCACTGCAGGACAGTACTCAAGGATGATTGACCAAGAGCGAGTTGCTGCTGATATGCAAAGATGGCTGATGGGCGAGGAGGTCGATGGAGTTAAGCCTACGCAGTACAATCCCTTTTTACAGTTGATATTTCAGGCTCTGGGCTTGCAGCAGTACGCACTTGGCTCGAAGAGTTCGTCGACTAGCGGCAGCTTTGGACTGAAATTTTAGGAGACTACAATGCCTTCAGACTTCACGCAATCAATGGCAGAGATGATAGCTCGTGCGAGGCCTCAGCAGGCGCCTGGACAATCGCATCCAGCAATAGCTCATGGAGGCGGCGTACAGGCCAAAGAGACGCAGGTAAACGTCGGAGTGGATGTTGGGGCTATTGCGCGGTTGTTTGGCTACAAGACTGACGAAGAGAAAGCAAAGATCATGAGTGATTTGCGCTTGCAGCTTGAGCAGGTCTCTGATGACGATCGTCAGAAGATTCTCAGCCAGAAGCCTACTCAAAAGCTTCTAGAAGGAATGTACAAGGCTGGTGGTTATGGAATTATTTTGGATGAAAGCAGCCAGTATACTGTGCCTAAGATGTCAGAGAAGTATCTGCTGCAGCAGGGCAAGTTGTCAGCTGCCGATATAGCTGCTGGAGGCGCAGGGCCACAAGCAAGACAGAATCTGATAAACTCTGAGAAAGCTATCAGAGGGTTTAGCGAGACTGATATTTTGTCTGGTCAGGCGCCTGGAGCCACAGCCGACCAGTATATTGAGAACAAGCGAAGGCTACAAGAGCCAACTCAGCTCGAGAAGGATCTGCTGCAGATGAAGATCGAGACTGAGCGCTCGACAAACGCACTGCGCCAGAAGGAACTCGAGCTGACTCCGCAGGAGTTTGAGCTCAAGACTCAGGAGTCCAAAGCGCGCTTGGAGGCGCTGAAGCGAGATCAACTGGTGTCTGACAGGCAGATTGAGCAAATCAAGCTTCAAACCGAGCAACTCCGACGAGGTATGGATCCTGCGACACAGGCTTCGCTGCGCGGGATCGAGGATTCGTTCTCGGGGTTTGTGCAGGCTTGGATGCAAAAGAATGCAATGCTGCCTGATAACGAGTCCAATGCTTTTCGAGCTAATGCTGAGCTTGCAAGTGCCGCAATGCAGTATGTGTCTGGTATGAAGGCTTACACGCCAAATCCTCAGATGGCAGAGCCAGCAGTACGCAGATGGTTTACCAGTGTCAAGAGAGAGTTTGATCGACCTGCGATCAAAGGCAAAGCTCAGATTCTTGGAATGGGCATCCCAGGCACTTCTGGCGCAGGCGAGGGCGAGCAGGCTGGAAGCCAGCAGGCTGCGGCTGAACAAGCCGCACGCAGGAGATATTATCTCAAGACAGGTTACGAGCTTTTGCAGACTTCTGGATCGAAGTCGCCAGATATGATCAGAGATCTGCTGATGTGGGGCGACAAGCAGGGCCTGTCTGACGACGAACTGCTGACAATGCTCAGCGGGCTTGGCCTGAGTGCACAAGAACAGACTTCGATTATAAACACCCTTGGGTGGAAGTACGAATAGGAGCGCAAAGTGCTACTAAAGCCAATAGTCGAGCTCACAAAAGCGCAAAAGCGCGCTATGGCAGAACGACTTGGGAGACGGGGAGCGCCGCAACTTCCTGTTTCTCAAATCAGTCCTTCTTCTCAGCCACAAGCGGGCACTTCGGAAGGACTGGCTGCGGGTCTTGTAGCTGGCGTGACAGGCAGAACCCAGATGAGCGGAGCCGCACCGCTTGTAGATCCAGGTTTGCCTCAATCGCCGCCCGGGGCACAAGACCCGCTTAGCATACAACCAGGCACTGATCCCTCGCAGGCTAGAAGAGTCGAGCAAGCGAGTTTGGCGGTGCCTGAGGCTTCCGAGCTGGCTTCACATGCTGCAATTGCGAGCCAGCTGTGGAAGGATATGGGGGGTGAGCAGTCGTTGGGAGCGAAGCTATGGGAGATGTATAAGCAAGAGAGTAAGGCTTCGCATGGATCTGCCAGAGACTACTTCATCTCGTCGTTTGTGAGGTGGAGGGCCGCGCCGCAGGCATATGAAAAGGCTAATCCTAGAGAGGCGAGAATATTGCAGAGCTTGGCTGAGACGTTGGAGGGTAGTTTGCAGCTGCCGAAACAGATGCCGGCAGGTTTGCCTGAAGGTATGCCTCCGAGGCCTGCGATGGGAGGTGCGTGATGCCTAATGAGTTCTTAGGAGCAGAGCTACTCCCCAACATCGCTCAAGCTGAGTCAGGCAACAGAGACTACGACAAACAAGGTAGGCCTGTCACAAGCCCAAAGGGCGCGCGCTTCGCGATGCAAGTAATGCCAAGCACAGCAAAGAACCCTGGATTTGGGATCGAGCCGGCAAAGGACGACTCATCTGAGGAGTCCAATAGAGTTGGCCGAGAATACTTTGGTAAGATGATGGAGAAGTATAACAATGACAAAGTTCTAGCTCTTGCTGCGTACAACGCAGGTCCTGGCAATGTCGATGAGGCCATTGCCAAGGGCGGCCGAGAGAACTTCTTGCAATATTTGCCAAAGCCAGAAGAGACCGGTCCGTATATTGAGCGTGTGCTGAACCAGCCTCAGGATCCTAAGAGCGCTTTGACTGAGATGAGAGTGAGGGCAGCTGCTTCAACCGATCCTAGAACGGCACTCACAAGCATGCGAGCAAAGGCTGCTGAGAATGATCCTCAGAGAGCAATGAGGTTGGTGAGAGGTGAAGAAGGCTTTGTCTTCAAAGGATCAGAGGCTCGAGCGCAGCCAGAGGAGCAGGAAGAAGAAGGCGTCGCAAGCATCCTCAAAGATCTCGGTGAGGATGTTACAATGTTCGCAGGAGGAGCAGCAGGCGCAGCAGCGCTGGCTGGAGCCGGAGTAATAGGCACTGGAGCTTTACCTGTGGCTGTGGCCTCTGGGTTGTTGTATGGAGGCTTTAAAGCAGGTAAACGCTTATTGGCGGGCGAAGACGAAGAGCCATCGCTGACTGAAACTCTAACAGGTCAGGAGTTGTCGCCTGTACTAAGATCGATTGCTAATCTTGGCGAAGATGTTATGATGTTCGGTGGCGGAGCTGAAGCTCTGAGGCTCTCGAAGAAAGGATTAAGCCTTGTTGGTAAAGCCTCAGGCAAAACTCTCAAAGGCATAGATCTAATCTTCCATAAGCCAGCTGAGAAGCTAGGTCAAAAGCTCGCGCCAGCAGGCGAGTGGCTATGGGATAATGTGATGGTGTTGCCCACAAAGATCCCTGTGCCTGGAACAGGCAGGAATATCGCTGAGATGTTTCAGCCAGGAGTGGAGCGTCTGGCAAAGAGTTCTTTGCTGCGCGAGCGCCTTGCAGCAGGTACAATTCGCAAGGCATCTGCGATGAAGTCCTTGGTGACTGAGGTCGGTAGAGATCTCAGCAAAGAAATGGGTCAGCTAGCGCCAAGAGACCAGTATGATGTGCTGAAGGGCCTGAGAGGTACGCCGGCTAAGGATTTGAAGTCTGATGCGGCGAAGCAAGTATTAAGCTCGTTCGATGCGCGCATCAAAGACTCTGGGCTGCAAAAGCGCTACGAGCAGAAGTTCAGACAAGAGTTGTCGAAGGCGCTGACAAAGCCGGTTGCTGGTATTGAGGGTCAGATGCAGCCAGAGCAAATAAGATCGTTCCTTGGTCTGTTCGAGCATGGGCTGAAGCCTGGAAAGAGGCTGGATGTCAAAGGCATCCACAAAGGCATGCAGGAGATGATCGAGCACCCACAGGTGCCTGATGAGATGAAGGTCTTTTTGAAAGACTTGTGGTCTGCAAGTGCAGAGACTCCTAAGGCTGTGGCTGACGCCTCACGTAAAGCCTCGACGTCGTACATGACGCAGAAGCTGCTAGCAAATCCTGGGCTTATATCCAAGTCAATGAGGCCTGGCTACGTGCAGAGCAAGTGGGGTAGGCTGAAGAACTTGTATGTGCCCAAGGATGTAGAGTTGCAGCTGCATGATATATCCAGAATTCCCGACATCGCCAAAGGCTTCTACACTAAGTGGATGCTGACGCCTTGGAAGGCTGCGAAGACCATTGCGAGGCCAGCCTATCATATTCGCAATACTGTCAGCAATTTGATCATGAACGACTGGGGTGGTCTGCCCTGGTATAGAGCTGATGTGTATGCGCAAGGCCTGAAAGGTATGCGCGCTGGGTCACCAGAGTGGAAAAGATTTCAAAGGCTTACTGGTGCTGGTGGGTCGTTTGCGCAGAGTGACATTTATGAGCTCGAGGCTGGTATGAAGTATGGTGCCAGTATGTTCGACAAAATGTATAGTGTTTACAACTCGCTGATTGCAAAGCCAGCGAGTCTGCAAAACGCTACTGAGCAGATGTTTAAGTTCTCGAAGTACTTGCATAACACCCAAGAATTGGGCATGAGTCCTGCCGAAGCTGCGCTGGACGCAGTCAAGTGGACGTTCAACTATGGAGAGATCACTGCGCCAACTGCTTATTTGAAGAAGTACTTGATGCCTTTTGGTACGTGGTATACTAAGATCCTACCTCTGATGGCCGAGACGGCAGTAAAGCATCCAATGAGGTTTGGCAAGTGGCTGATGTTTGGGCAGGCTTTGCAGGCGCACGGGCTCGAACAAGTTGGGATGTCTGGCGAGGAGTGGGATGAGACGCAGAAGATGCTGCCTGGATATTTGCAGAATGGATTGTATTTGATGATGCCTTGGAGGGATGATCAACAGAGACTCAATCTGATGAACATGACTTATATCATGCCTGGCATAGGCGATTTGAATGAGATCACAAGCGCGCTGAGTCCTTCTCGAGCTGGACCTGGAGGATTCCAGATTCAGAATCCTTTCATAGCCATCTTGGGCAGTTTACAGTCGCTAAAGCGCTACAGCGGAGCTCCGCTCTATTACGAGTGGGAAGACCCCAGTACGAAGTTCGCCAAGACTTTTGGCTATGCCTGGGAGCAGCTATCACCTGCGATCTTCCCAGGTGGCACTGACTGGAATATGTTATGGAAGACTGTGAGTGAGAGCGAAGATGCACTGACACCCGAGCAGGCTACCTTGAGCATGATGGGCTTTAGGCTAACGCCAGTGGATCTCGCTGCACATGCTAGACGCAAAGAAGTCGTGCAGCGGATCCACGAGGCTGAGATTAGCTCTCAGTTGAAGAAGGAGTTGGCTGGGTCGAAGTCGTCTCAGGAGACTGAGAGCATTCTGAGGAAGTATCAACGCATTCGCGAAGAGTTGCGATGAGCTCACGGCGCCGTATGCGAATTGTTGACTCACTGACTTGGTGCTTGTCGGCGATTTCTTCGACGGTGAGTTCGAGTAGGTCGCCGACAGGGATTTCGATCTGACGAGTGCGGTTTGGTCCACCACGCTGGCGTAGGACGAGGCCTTGTTCGAGTAGCTTGAAGCGAATAGAGCTGAAAGTGCACTTGCCTTCGCATAGGTCTGCGATTTGGTGGATGCTTAGCTTGCGCAGTTCGTATAGCTCGAAGAGACAATCCTCGATGGTTGAGAAGTTCTCTTCGAGCTTTTTGTTCAAGTGCTCAAGAATTCGTCTCCAGATTATCATCTTGGACTTCCTCCTTAGAGACAATTGACAAGTCCAAAGCCAAGTTGGCGCGACCGAAGTACGGTACTTTGCGAGCTGTCAAGGCTTGATAGTGCACTCGTAGGTACTCGCCAGGCAGGCTGTCGCGTACAGGCCAGAAGACTTCGCGGATGTCGTGTTTGGTGGCGCTAAGCGCGACTTTGAACTTTTGACCGCTGTCGCCAATACACCAAAGAGCACCAAGCCTGCCTTTAGGCGTGCCGTCGAGAGAGCACTCCTCCTCCCAGCCCACAATCTTGTAGAAGTCGGTCTTCTTGGGTTTGTATTTCATGACCCATAGGCTACGCTTGCGTTCATAGGGGGCGTAAAGGTGGCGGATGACGATACCTTCGTGACCGAGTTCTACGCAGGTGTTGAGAACTGTCTCGATAGCTGAAAGATTTCTAGGAACCACTGAACTGTGAACTAACCGCACGAAATTATACTTCTGTCCCCCAAGTAGATCGTTGAGAGTATTAAGTCGATAGAGATTTGAGCTAGCACTGACTATGTCGAAGACATGATACTGTAGTTTGGACTTACCTTCACTCGAGTGAATATCGCCTTGAGTCATATTAGGAGCCCAGAGCTCTCCGTCGAGCTCGATCTCTAGCCGATGGAATCGATCGTGAAGTTCTTCGACTATATGCGGGATAGTAATAATTGGATTAGCTTCGCTAGAATATGGATTTACATACCCATTCCGTATTATCGTTCGGCATCTCTCGCCCTCTAGCTTCGGCTGCACAATCACATTTGGACAAGTCCACTTATTCAGCCTTCGCTCCTCAAACGGTCTGCAAAGCATTATCATCTTGCGTCTAGACGACGGTGGGTGCTGGTCTGGAATGAAGTCGATCATATTACCTCCAGTTGTCGATGTGAATGATGTTGGTGGAAGTTAGAGCACACTCCTTCTTGGCTTTGAGCTTGTAGGAGTAGCTTCCTGGTTTGCCAACAGGATCAATTATGCCTGTTTTCTTGAGTATAGCCAGCGCTTCATAGAATTGCTTCTCGCCCTGAGACAAAGAGCGATACACGCGGTTGAGCAAATCGCCTTCGCTGAGGATGTCGTGCTGCTCTAATAGCACTCGAATCTCTTGAACAAGGCCCATACGAGGATTGGTTGTAAGAGTCTGGATGCGCAAGAAGGTTTCGTGAGAGATTGCATCGAGGATAGCCTGCGCTTGCTTGAGCGCCTTGACTGTGATTGAGTAGCGTCCTGCGTTGATGTCGAGCAGCATAGCGAGCTTCAAGACTTGCTCACACTCCGCCTCCTTGTATGCATCAAACTGCTCATCGCCAGTGGGTTTGAAGCCTTCGTAGAAGGAGTCGTAGTAGTCTTGGCCGCTAGGCGTCCAGTTCATTTGGCCTTTGATGCCTTCGAGTTGTTTGAAAGCTTCAATAACTTTTGCCCAAGAAGCATCAGCAGGTCTTTTGGGTCGTGCGATGCGCTTGTAGAAACACGCTGGTAGCTCGACAATTACAAAGCGACGCATAAAGCCTCCTGTGAAGGCGTCTTGGGGGATCATGCTTTGTAGCCATTTGGGAGTTGAGCCTGCAATGATCGAGAGACAGTTGTTTTTGAGAACAACTTTGCCTCTGCCAATTGTTTCGCTGCGCCACTCCTCGCGATAGTCGTAAAGGTCTGTAATGAGTGACACCATACCTGTGTTGTATTGTTGTTTGCCGAAGATGACACTCATTTCTGGTGCTTGGATCAGACCTGTAGCGTCAGTCGGACCGATTCGAACTTTGCCGTCTTCGGAGTTGGGCGAAGCCAGAGCATGAACTACTGCCTCAGGAGTGAGCTTGTCAGCAAGAATACGGACTTCTGGGAATGCTTGCATGAGGGCTTTAGCTGCTAAGCCAATGCAAGAGGTTTTATGTCCTCTGTAAGGCGGACCAAGAAGCACTACCCAGATATTCGGCATGAGTTTGGGTAGTAGGTCTTCGTCGCCTCGTTGGATGTAGACTTTGTTGTTTAGGGCTGCGCCCATCACGCACACCGCACTAAAGAATCTAAACCGAGGGCACATCTCCAGACCACTTGTGAGATGGAGATATGCCCCCAGCCAGCCTTCAGAGGGTAGGTGAGGGCTGATTGCGTCGTAGTCAGTCCTCACAGCAAGCTCCTAGAAGGGCTTTCGCAGGTGCATGGGTTTGAGAGTCTTGGGGCTGAGCAGTTCGATGTCGTTGAGTACAGCATCGAAGAGCTTTTTGGTCATCATGACGTCGTTGAGGCAGTAGTCGATGACCTGGCCGATTTGTCCGCGTTGCCAGAGAACAGGAGCCATAGCGCCGAAGCCAGTCTTGCTGATGTCGGGAAAGTTGGCTTTCAGGCAAGCGTCGAGGCCATAGCCGATGTGCGAAGGGTATCTGAACTCAGGACCAAGGCCGTGGGCTATCCAGACTTCGACAAGAAGGTCGTAGTGCTTGTCGACAGAAAGATCCCAGCCATAGCAAGCCTCGAGGACTTTGTTGTCGAAGCCAATACCATTGAAGGTTACGAGCAGCTCGTGCTCTGCCATTGCCAAGCCAAGCTGATCTGCGTTGTCGTCGCAAAAGACATGATAACGACCTGTCTTGGACGAGTAGGCGCCAGTGACTGATACACCCATGTTGGTGTGGTCGTGCCAGCCTTCGCAGTACTCGATGCCTTCAATACGTCGTTCGCCCTTGCCAAGGATTCCTTTTTTGATCTCGATGTCGTAGATGAGATAAGTCATTTTGCTTCCTCCATCTGATACCAATTATCGCCAAACTTCACCTTTGACTTGAATTTGTAGCCGTCAAACTCTTCAATGGGCCGTTCTATGATCGACTGCCCTAGCCTTATGGATTCCTCCACCTCCGTTCTTCTGCACTGCCAGCAGATTGAATCGTGAATGGTTGTGCGTAGGTCAAAGCCTGCTTTGTCTAACTCGTTGAGAGTTGAGAGTGTTACGAACGAAGCCGATCCCTGCATTTTGTTGTTCATCGCCTGCGGCAGGTCGTTGACTCTACGCTCTGTGCCATAGGCAGTGGTGATCTTGCCTGTGGTGCGAAACTCGTTGATGCATTCGTCTTGGTAGCGTCCTAGGCCTGGGTATTGGCTGACGCAGGCGTTTTGCCAGGACTCAGCGGTGTAGACTGGGATACCAAACTCTCTTGCGATGGAGTGTGCGCTGCGCCCACCAATGGTGCCAAAGAGCACGGCTTTCTCGCGAAGCTTTTCTTGGTCTGTGAGCTGATCCCAATCACGACCGAAGATGACTTTGCCGAGCACATGATGAGGTTTGATGCCTTTAGCAATTTGCTCCAGCAGGCCTACTTCTCTGCCAAGCAAAGCAGCGACCACGAGCTCCAACTGGTTGTAGTCGCTTTCGACAAAGACGTGGTCTGAGTCATCAGGGATGTATATGATGCGAAAGAGTTTTGGTGGGTTTTGCAGATTTGGCCCACGCGATGAGATGCGTCCTGTACCTGTGCCTTCAGGGTGGTAGTGAGTGTGAATACGTCCGTTTTCCAAACGCTTGTGGATACCCATCAAGAATTTGGAGTCGGCAGTATGCAGGTCTTTGTATTCACGAAGTGCTGCCATGAGAAGCTTGTCTGGGTGACCTGCTTTGATGCAGACTTTAAGAGCGTCTTTGTCTGTGGAGTCGAGCTTTCTGACCGAAAGTCCATGGCGGTTGAAGTGCGAGAGGAGCTGCTTGGGCGAGCGTGGATTCAGGCCTAGTGGGCGAAAGTTCAAGCGTTCGATTTCATCCATCTTTGGCTTGATTTGCGAATGTAAGTGCGCGAGCATGACGATATCAACTAGCAGACCTCGCATTTGCATACGATTGAGTGTGAATACCAGCGGCATGTAGATGTCGTTGAGAACACGCTTGTGAGCGGTACTGAGCAAAGGGAGTTGCGCTTGCATAACTGCGTGGGTCACAAATGAGTCCCAGGCGCATTCGAGGTCTGAGACGCCTTTGCCTGATACAAAGTCTCTCTTCGAGCGCTTGCGCTTGTAAGCAGGGTACTTCGTGTATTGCTTGCGCAGGAACTGCAGGTCGGTTGGTAGATCGCTGTTGAGTAGATGCTCTGCGAGTCGAGTGTCGTACGACAGGCCTCGAACTGAAATACTATTGTACTCCAAGAACTCGCAGTCAAACGAGCCGTTTTGAGTTGATTTGAGCGCAGTTGGGTCTTCCAAGAAGTGCTTGATGGTGTCGGCGAAGCGTGGATCATTCCAGCCAACGACGATGGCGTCTGAGGGTGAGTTGCAGAAGGATATACCAGTGATAGCACTTGTGCGTGGGTTCAAGTCAGTCGTCTCGATGTCAAAGCTCGTGTTGACATCTGAGCGAGACAGATAGTCTTGCAAGTCAGCTGAGGTCGGACTGAGGTTGAAGTTTGGCTCATCGCGAACGATCTTGATCGCCTTCGGCTCGTCGAGATCTTCGATGTAGTCAAGAGCGAGTTTGAAGTCATTTGTGGCCGTGTCGATCCACTGGCGTTGCCGGCTCACAAAAGCTGGGTGCAGACATACTAGGACTTGGCAGGCGTAAGCCCATTTGGAGAGCAGTGGGTAGAACTGCCCTCGGTGGAATTTGGTCAGGCCAGAGCGATGACCTGTCAAGGCCTTCATGGTGGGTGCGCCCATGCTGATGATGAGTTTTGGCTGAGTTTGCTCTATGACTTGCTTTAGCAGAGGCGCGCAGCAAGAGACTTCCAAATCTGTAGGCTCGCGATCCTCGGGAGTTAGACAGCAAACGAGATTTGTGATGTTTTGTTTATTCTTCTGCAAGCCGTTCGACATCATAAGGCGATAGAGTAGTTTGCCGCTGGAGCCAGTAAAAGGAATGTTTGTTGAGCCTTCTGTTGTGCCAGGATTCTGCCCCACCCACAGGAGAGGGAACTGCGCGCGGGGCAGAATCCATGGTTTGACAAATTGCTCGTCGCGAAGTGTGCATTTGGAGCACAGACAGATCTCAGGCTTCGGACGAAGTGCTTTCATCTAAGGCGCTCCACTCGAGTCGACTTGAACTCAGCACCCCACCAAAGCCAACCGATGCGGAGGGTACGGATTGTCTTTTTGTGGCTGTGCCTGATGTAGTGTCGAGTGAAGGAGTAGATAGTTGGCATCCACAAAAGGTGCTTGAAGTAGCCTCGTTGGAAGCTGTAGCGGTAGTCAGCTTTTGGCATTGGAGGCCTCCTGTGCAGCGAGCTTGTCGTATAGAAATTGCGCATAGTGCGCGATCTTCAAGCAATCGCGAAGCGCTTCCACAGGGCCTCGTGCGCCCTTGCCGATGCGATTGACGTAGCGCTCGAGCTGCGATTTGATCTGCTCGGGCGTGAAGGAGTCGATTTGCTCGTTGCCAGAAGGGTTGCCATATTGCTTGAGTGTGTAGTTTGTAATGTGGAGCTCCACCAGCATGGAGAAGGAGCGCCATTCGCGAAGTCGGTCGTATTGCTTAGTCATCGAATATCTCCTCTGTAGTGCAGTTTGTTATTACAATAGCTTCGCGAAATTTATCCCAATCAGATCGCTCGCGAAAGGTTCCGTAGAGCAGAATATGTTTGCCTGTAGTACCACGAAGCAGAGCAGGTGAGCAGAGATACTCCCAGGAGCCGGCTCGCCAGTGCCGGCTGGCGGCATAGAGCGTTGCTTGCATAAAGCTACCTGCTATGATGAGATGAGGTTCACTGGCCATTGCATACCTCCTTCAGCTCGATAATGTTGCGACGAGCCAAATGAATTTGGTTGTTGGTCATATTGCACGAGAAGAACTCCTCGCAGATGTCTTTTGTGTGGATGTGAGGACAGCCCAATTCGTACCACTGGTGAAGCTCCAGGCCTTGTAGAGCGATCTTGATTGGCATGCTGGTGTCGCAGGTGGGAGGCCGCAAGGCCTGAATTTCATCAATGTCACAAAGTCCGAGAAAGTGCATGTCTGAAGCCCAGCGAAAGAGCTCGTATTTGGGTACTTCACGCTTGGAGGTCAGCCATTGTTTGTAGGCAGGAAGCCGAATGTGATAGGAGAGCGCAAAGTGCTGTGCGCCGAGCAGGCTGAGTTCTTGACGCATCTCAGGAGACTTGACCACAGTGATGGTTTCGAGATAATCCAGGTGAAAGGTTGTAGCATGGTAGCTCAACTTCATCTGCTCAGTGGTCCAGGCAGGGTCGTCGGGAACAACGAGTTTGTGAGCTCCTAGCTCAGTGAATAAGTCAACAAGCTCTTCGAGCTGGTCAGCTTTGCCTTGCTCGTTGAAAGAGTTGTCGAGCCACACCTGTCGGTGATCTTTGCAAGCAAGTTGGTGGAAGTGCTTGAAGTATCGGTCGTCTCTGCAGAGCATGCTAAGACAAAAGTGATAGTCTTGCAAATCAGCAAAGTCATCCAAGTGGGCTATAGGAACTTCGAACGAAAAGGCTGTAGGCATACTAATCCTCCGTTAGATCAACTGAGGAGTCGCAGGAGTCCTCAGTAGGTTCGCAGTCAAACAGACATTTGTAGGCTTTGGTCTGGTAGTCTGCACTGCGCATGTAGACATCCCAAAACCAAAGCTTGCAAGTGGCGCATTGAACGAAGTTGTTTTGGAGCAGGTGGAGAGTCATAATTCGTCCTTCACCGAAAACCAAGTCACGCCCATTATAGCAAGAACTGAGGCAAAGCCAACGAGTATACCAAAGCCTTGTGTGATGGACGTGACGCAGTAGCCGCAGATTGCCACAAGAATGAGATCTGTCATGGAATCCCCAAAATCTTGTGGAGCTGCATGCACAGCGAGAACGAGGGATTCGCCAAGCAGTACTTGATTGCCGTCTGGATGTTTTCGTCGATCAAGCCGTCGGCTTTGCGGTAGGGATAGGGCTTCGCCAAAGGCATAAGAAAGAGATTGGATTTGAGCAGTCGGCCTGGCTGCACTGAGTCAATGATGTCTTGCCAGCCAGGCTGGCCGCAGACGAACTTGATTTCATCAGCGAAGAGTAAAGTTTGCAAAGAAAGCTTCTCGCGAAGTGTTTTGGGCGAGGCTGCAATCCAGTCGAACATGCCACTGGGAACTGGCAGAGTGCCATTTGTCTCGAGATGGAGCTTGAACCCAAGGCGTTTGAGCTCGCTGCAGAGAGGAGCGAGATCGTGGATGAGGGGTTCGCCACCTGTGATCACAATGTGTTTCATGCCTGAGGTAGAGGCCTTTACAACGAGCTCGTCGACAGACAGCTCGCATTGGATGGAGTCGTAGGCTGTGTCGCACCATTTGCAGCGCAGATTGCAGCCGGCAAGGCGAATGAAGAACATTGGCTTGCCAGTGTGTATGCCCTCGCCTTTCAGAGACGAAAAGGTTTCAACTATTGGGTATTGCATGCGCATGCCTCCTCGCTGGAACGATAAGTGGTTGTGAGAGTGCAGTCTTTGGCCTTGACTCCTCGCATTGTCATGCAGAGATGCAGGCCTTCGACTGAGCATTCGGCGTAACGAACCGACAAGGTCTGCTGCAGGTACTTGACCACAAGCCGTGGGATGTCTTCCTGCAAAGGCATCGTGCGCAGCAAGTAGTCCACAATGCGAGGCAGTTTGCTGATACCAAAGACCTGGCCGTTGGGCTGGTAGCAGATTGATACCTGATAGCGTACTGGCAGCAGGTGGTGCGGACAAAGCCCCCATGTCTCGTAGTTGTTGAGGCGTACTATCTCCAAAGAGTCTGAGGGAAAGGTTTTGATCTCAGGAGGAGTACGCTGAGTGAACTCAAGCCAAAAGCGTGCTACGCGCTCTGGCGTGCCAGAGAAGTTTTCGTTCTCGAGGTCAAAGCCAAGCTCACTGAGTAGGCCTTCGAAAAGACACTCCAGATTGCTTTCGCAAGGTGAAGGAGCGCTACCAGAGTAGATTAAGTCTCTAAGCTTAGCTGCTACGTCTCTAGCGCCTGAAGCAGGATAAAGCTCGTGGTAGCACTCGACATAATGAAGCGCTCGATGTAAAGGAGTAGCCATGTTGTTTTCTACGCGATTGCCCATCCGCCCTCTCCTTCTTGTACTCGCACTGAGTACACAGGCAGACCAAGCTGCAATAATCGGCCTTTGATATACAGTGCGATGTACTCGCAGGTGGGGTTCATGTCGAAGAGATCATTGAGGCACTTGTGATCGAGAGGCGCAACGACTTCAGCGACCTTCTGCTTGAGCTCGGCGAAATCCATAACAAAGCCTTCAGGACTCGTCGGCTGACCTTCGATCTCGGCCTGCACATGCCAAGTGTGACCATGCATGTTGGCACATTTGCCTTGGTAGCCTCGCAGGAAGTGCGAGGAGTCGAATTTGGTGGTGATGCCGATGCGCATATTACACCTCCAGTCTGTCGAGAAGCTCTTGGATGCGAGATGTCTGGAATTCGAGACTACAGCGAAACTCGCGAATTTGCCTAGCTCTATCGCAAAGATAACCTTCTAGTGGGCCTGTCTCGGCTTGCGGTACGGACTCTAGAGGAGATGGCCTAGTATCTGCGTAGGCAGCAAGTCGGTCGTAGAGAGAGTCAATTTTGTCGCGAAGTTGGGCACCTGCCCTCTCGAGAAGATCGAGCTCGCTTGGAATCTGTCGGAGTTTACCTGACTGTGTGGGATTCATGCTTTTTTCCTCCAAATAGTTATTGGCGGTCTGGCCAATCCAGACCGCCATGAGATGAGATAAGACAAGTGAGATGAGATGTGTTACTGGCGAAGCGCGCTAGCCAGCGAAGCTGCGTGTCTCGACAACCGTTCGCTCGTCAGTCTGACCGTCAGGGATCTGCAAAGCCAGAATGAGATCCCACTCGGTGCCGGTGAGGGTCTCGTTGAGCATCTCCATGAAGGTCTCTTCGGTGTAGTCGCCCTGCGGGATGTTCTCGTTGGTCACGGCCTTCCAGACTTCGTTCAGCTTGAAGAGCGCCTGGGGTTGGAGTGAGAAGCTCTCCAAGATGTTTTCACCAATGGCTGAAGGCCCGCCGTCTTCGCCATAGCCATCCATTTCTTCTGTGATGGTGTACTTGAAGGTCACCTTGGGCTTGCCGGCCTTGGAGTTACCCAGGATGATGCGCTCGAGTACGGCACGCGCAGGCCCTTCGAGCTTCGCAAGTTCTCCGCCGAGGTTGTTAGGGATTGTGATTTGCATTTTGTAGTACTCCTTGTAAGTTGTTGGTAGTTAGATGACTTTCGGCATCTCGGTGGGCATCCCAAGCGCGTTGAAAGCAGCGTGGAACTCCAGCTTGTCTTCGGTTGTCAGCGCTCGGATTTCTTTCGCAAAATCCGACAAAGACTGACCGGGAAGATATCCAAAGAAATCCTTCAAGCGAGCTGTGAAACTCATTGTTTCCATAGTGCTTCTCCTCGTGGTTGGTTGTTATTCTCCAAAGACTTCGTCCAAATCTACTTCTTCTCTACCCTCCCTTCGGATGAAATGCGCTTCGCGGACAGCAGGGCTGTCGTATTCGCAGAGCGGTTTGTAGGGACATTCGCGTTGGTAGGTGATGCAGTCTGAAGACGGATAGAAGTCCTCACGCATCACCGACCGGTGCACACCATGGACTGTCTCGAGCATGCGCTCGATCGCACGGCGGTTGATTCGTGTGAAGGAGCGCTTGTAGGTGGGGATTTTGGTCTTGACCAATATGTCATAGATGGTGCCGGAGATTTGCTCGTCCAGTAGTTCTTCTGACAAATGGTCATAGATCGAGCCCTGCAGACCGCCTTTGAGGCCTTGCAGGTAAAGCGAGTCCATCTTGGCTGTGGTTTTACGCTCTACACGCCAAAGGCGTTGGTCGTCAGTGCGTGCCCAGGCATCCACAATGCCCATGAGGATGAAGTCTCCGAGGTCGAGCTCCAAAGTGGTTTCACCAGGGATCCAGGTTAAGGAGTCTAAGGGATACTCGCGCAAGTAGCCAACGACGAGGTTGGCTGCTTCGCTCGCGATGCTTAGGCTCAAGTCAGGTGGGTTGTCTGGATAAAGAGCTTCCACCAACTTGTCGAGATCACGAATGTACTTGGGCTCCAGTCTGCCGCGCACTGATAGGTGCAAAATACGATGGACGACGTCGCCGACTTGCAGAGCACGAGATTTGGTCTTGGGCACTAGGCCATCGACGTACGTGAATTTGTATCGCCAGCGGCAGTGTAAGAAGGTTTTGAGTTTGGTGTTGGAATAGCGAGGTTTGGCCTCGTTCATTCTGACTCCTCTCTAAGAACGCCACTGAACACGTCTTCGAACGCTGCTCTAAGGCGTCGAAACTCGCGAACTCTAGCCTTTCCATCCGCTATTAGATCGTCCGAGAGGTCCGCGCTGTGCATAGGAGCATGCTGCTCAGAAGCTACCCTTGTTAGATCTATCATAATAAGACGACTCAAATTGTCGATGATATGCTCTGCATGTTCGCTCATCTGTGCAGTCCTCCTTGGTGGAGTTTGGCATCCTGCTCTCGCAAGACAAGCTCTTCGAGCTCTTTAGCGCAGGCCCACTCTGGGGTTGACTCTGGAAGAGTTCTACCTGCAACTCGAACTCGCCAGACTCTAACGAGTTCTAACAAGTCTTGCTCGAGCTTAGTTCGCATTCTTACCTCCTTTCTTTAGGACTTCGTCGGCAAAGATCAGAGCAAAATCCGACTCGATCTCTCCGGCTATGGGTCGCGAAGTGCGGGCTTCAGCCTTGTCCAAAGGCACAGTGGTGACTTTATACTTGGCTTCGCCAGACTTGGACACCTCCAGCTTGGTGTGGTACATCTCTTCGAAGAACTTGCCGACTTTGAAACGCATTGAGCCTTTGATGGCTGGGAACACACCGACGAGTCGCTGGCTTTCGCCAATGCGCTCGTAGTCGCTCTGCTCGTGCGCAATGACCACAACGTGCTTGAACAAGTCTTGCAAGCGCATCATTGTGTAGAAGAACTCTTCGAGGTTTGTCAGCAGAATGTTGTATTCGTCGAATGTGAAGTTATCCTTTTTTTGGATGTGCGAGATCATGCGGTCGAGGTGCTCCAGCAGGCTGGTGAGAGAGTCGACCGTCAAGAATTGATCCTTGCGCGATTTGCCATCTTTGAGCTCTTGTTCAAAGCCTGTGATAATGTCGCAGAACTCCAGGTAGCCTTTCGGCTGCTTCGCCAGCGCTACTGCTGGTGTGAGAATGCGTTGTTTGAGCGACACATCCACTAGCTTGGATTTGATTGGCAGCACCTCGATCGCTCCGCCTTCAACCAAGGGCTTGAGGTTCACCATCTTGTCTAGCTTTTGGTCGACGTCGATAAAGATGCCTTTGAGGCCTAGCTTGCACAATGTAGCTGTGAGTGTAGTCTTGCCTGAGCCAGGCCGGCCGTAGATGAGAATATAGCTCATTTAGTTAATCCTCCAATAACTGCTCTTTACAAGCCTTTAGTACATAGTACGCCTGCATCATCATAGCAGCATCTGCTTGTGCTATTCTCACCTGCCAGGTCTCGAAGTCGTTGGATGGTATGACGTTGGTCATCGAACGCTCTCCTCTTAGCCAGGCTTTTGCTTCTTCGATGCTCATTCGTAAGCCTCCTAGCCCAAGGGCCCTTGCGGGCCCAAGAGCTTGTTTGAAGTACTGCGGCTATGCTTCCTGCGGCTCGCTGGAGGCGCCGCCCTGCTTTTTCGCGATGTATTCGTCGATCTCGGCGTCGCTCACACTGAGGCCAGCTGCGATGGCCTTGTTCACCAGCAGGGTTTGCCTTGCCAGCCTGCGCCGATTGTACTCGCGAGCACGCTCTTTTTCCTCCTCGGTGTACTCGCTGTAGGGCTTGGTGTAGGTTCCCTTGATCTCGCCGGCTTCGATGCGCGCGTCGCGGACCTTCTTGGCCTCCAAGAGGCGAAGCGCTTCGGCGATGTCTTCTTTGGTGGCGGACTTGGGGTCGATGGAAAACTGCGAAGGATCGATTGCCATGGTGTTGCTCCTTTGTAGTGAGATGTTGTGTTGTTTTGTTGTGAGCACCCTATGTGCTCGTTGGGCTAAGCACCCAATAGAAGCCACAGGCGGAACTGCCGCAGGCCTGTGGCCTCGATGAGAGCTCAGTGGAAAGCGCAGGTTAGAGTACCAGAAAACGGATTATATATTCCACAGCTCGCAGTCGACTTGCTGTAACTCCACTGCACATTTCTCACACGGCCTTGGCGAAGGTCCTCAAGCATAAGAGAGAATACTTCGTGGTAGAATCTGATGGGCGCTCTGCAGCCGTACAGCTTTGCGCGAGCCAGAAACTGCTCGCGATTAAGGCAGTACTGCTCTTTGTCATTCTCATCGCTGATAGAAATACCAAGTTCTCTGTCGACGTGAGCGATGTAGAGCCAATCGCCTCTGTCGTCTTTTACTTCCTCACCTTGTAGTTCTTTGATCTCAGCCATTATGGCTCCTTTCGCTCATTCTACAGGTAATCTTTGATAATATCTCCTCTCGAAGAGCATTTTGAGCTCCTCAAGTGCTCTAGCCTGAGCTGAAGTGAGATCAGCTCGCTTTGAGAGCTCAGCAAATATCGCTCTAGCAGCTTGCAGCATGTACTCCTGAGTATAAAACTCGCCAAAGCGATACCGCAAAGGCTTTTTGTGCACTTTCCAATACTCAAGCTCGAGTGGACATGAGTGATTCCAAATCATCAAGCCTGTGTAGAACAAATGCCTGGTGGTCATTTCTCGAGGTGGAAGAAACTTACCTTCTTGCGTACGCCATTGGAAGCGATCGAGCTCTCTATCTGCTAGCTCTTCCATAACAAGGCTATTTGGTAGCTTTAGCTCTTGGTTTGTCTCTCGTACTTTATCCATTTCCAGAACTCCATGGCTGTGAGTCTGTTAAGAGGCTTGCCTTTGGCTTCCATGAACTCGAGCAAAAGGCCTTGCAGTTCGTTCTGCCATGCGATGATGGAGCGTTTTGCCATAGCTACCTCCCTACCAGAATTTTACCGCAAAGTGAGCAACTGTATATGCTGCAACACTCCAAAGCACTATAGCAGCTACCACCACTATCAGTCTGACTATCAGTCCGACTATCATCTCATCCTCCTTTCAACTTCGCCTGAATATACCTATCCCAATCATCCGCTTCGCAGGCATTTGGTGTAGCCTGTGGGCCAAGAAGCTCGCTATCACTTGTTTGCTGGTCATCGCTCTCGAAGTCCTCGCCAGCTGACAGAGCAGGAAGTCTACGAGCTGGCGCAGCCGTAGCCATAGGCTCAGCCTTTGTGGAAGCTGTGATTCTGTACAACCCACTTGCGAGCTTTGTGAGCGCGCCGCAGTGCAACAGAGGGTTGATTAGCAATGAGAACACAGCACTTTTGTGTGGCAGAGTGTTTGGATTTTGCTTCACAGAGCAGTACCAGTCGTAGACTTGCTTGGTTGTAACTAGCTCCTGCTCTGCGAAGTCAGCAAGGAATTTCGTCTGCAAAGGGCTGCTCATGGCTACTCGCCTTTGTTAGTGAGATCAAACATATCTCTGATGGTTCTTACTCGCTGGAAGTTGTCGGCGACAACCCGCGCTCTCCGAGAGAGAATTGATTTGACTCCGATCACTAACACGTGCGAAAACGCGATCGAAGCAAGTTCCCTGAACAATGTGTTAAGGCCTTCGTCAGACATTTCACTGAAGAGCGCTGCGAAAGCAGCAGCGACTTTGTCAGGAACTCTCACCTTGATCTCTGTACCAAGCTTAGGATCTCTGGCTATGCGTTCCCACTCCTGAGGTGGCGCAACCATCAGACATCCTAGAATCGCTGTTTCATACAACTCAGCTTCGCCAACTTCCTGGAGAATTGCTTGTTCTAAACTCATGTGTCATACTCCCTTCTGCACTTTGTGCATTTGTAGAACTGCGTTCCATCTGGTGCTTCGCCGCAGAAGCGCCATTTGTGCCTATTAACCCACAATTACCGACAGCTGCTCTCCTGATACGTCTAACAGATAGTCTGGAAGCTGCTTTGGCTTTACAGCTTCTGCTCGCTTATAAACTTTGTGACCGCACCACTCGCAGCGATTGTTTCCTGTTCGATAGATCCAGTGTCCTGGGCAGGGATTGTCGATAAGAGTAAAAGTGTATAGTATGCCATAACTAGTGTGTAGCTCAACGAGCTGAACGTTTGAAATCAAGGCGACAGCCTGCCGCGCAGTCGCTAGTGTAATTGTTCCAGAGTAGAAAGTATGCCCGCGAGTCCATACTTCGGGATCCGCTGTTATTGCAATGTCAACACTAGGATATCCAGCTGCTGTAAGCGCTGAAGCAGACGATGACCAAGGGCCTACAAGCTGTTTTATCTCACCCGACTTCATTTTCAATGAAAACTTTCTTCCTGCGTAGCCTTCGCCAGGTCTTTTGTAGTAGAACTTGTCGACATAGCCGTCCTGCTCGGTGTAATAGAGTCCTGGGCGAAGCTCGATCCATTCTAACGAGCTCCAATCTGGAATTTTGTCGACGAGAATTTTCAGTGAGGGCTCATTGCTCCACTCTACCATCCAGTCAACTTCTGCGCTAATGATCCTCATTTCTGCTCCTTTTGTGTCGTGCTTGGGTCTCTTCTGTAGCTGCCATAGATCTTGATCCTTCTTGGCTGGCGTAGCTCTGCTGACTTGCCAAGCGCAATAAGCTCTGCGAGCTTGCTTCGCCAGCCTGGGGTAAAGCCCATCAGTTGGTCGTAGAGGTCTCTATCGTGTTGAGTCATTGCTAGTCTCCAATCTTGACGATCACAAGACACTTCTTGTGCAACGCAACACGTCGATCATTCCACTCGCTGATCTGCTCATCCAGCAGCCTGACTTGCCGCAGGAGGTCCTCGCGCTGGCTGTTTGCTCGCATGATCTGCTTGCGCAGGTCGAGCAGCTGTAGGCGCTCTCCGTCGTCCAGCTTATCGAGATCTTTCTTAAGCTGTGTGACTGGCTTGCCGCCTTTGGCGTAGCGTTGCGCACGCGCAACCATCTTATCATAGGCAGCAATCTTCTCTTGGTCTGTGAGAGGTGCTTTGCGCTGTGCCATTGTCATCCTTCTCCTTCGGCCAGTCTGACCAGCAAGCCATGCTTGCACTCAGTATGTGTCTTGCTCAGCCGGTGGACGAAGTGCAGGCAGGTGCAGGTGAAGGGCTTGGCGGAGCCTTCGCTCAAATGCACTTCGTAGGGCTCAGCCTCGCCATCCTTCCACACAGTGTATACATTATGTTCGAAGGTCTTGGTGATGGCGTAGCTGCCATACTTCTTTAGATCTATTTGTTGGGTTTCGCCGTGAGTCATGCTTGCCTCCTTGTGCTAGATGTTGTCATGCTGTCTTCCTGCTCTGTTCTCATCCTACACAAGAATTATACATCAAATAATTTCGAAAATCAACAGTTATTTTTCGTAAGAATTTCGCGTAGATAAAATGAAAATAAGAATCATTCTTATGTGCTGCGCTAGCACGCCTTTGGCTTTTTGACCTTCACCGGCGTAGAAAACCTTATTGCTTCTTCCTCGATAGTCTTCCAAGGGACTTGTATAGACAAATCCACCAGCAGCAGGCCATCAGCCATCTCATTCACTATCGCCTTTTTGTTCACCATATACATCCCAGGTACAACTTTCACCAACATGCCTATCTTGCATAAAGGCTTAAGCAATGTTTGATGCATCGCAGCATATTGTCTAGCCGGTGTCTTCGCATACGAGCGCGAGTTGTTGATATACCATTCACATGCCAGCTTAGAATATACATAAGCTAGGCTGTCTTCTGTGCTGAGACTACTCACAACCCAGCTTATAAACATCGAATGCAGTCTGCTGAGTCTCTTCAGCCTAGGCCTAGGCCTAGCCTCGTCTTCCCATCTGCTGTTATTGCCTCCTCTAGGATCTCGCATCGTGCTCTCCTTCGCTCTGTGCATGTTTTGTTCTTATTGTGCAAGTATTATCATATAGTTTTACGATAAAATCAAGCTTTATCTACAAGTTTTTCAAGATTTAATTCCATCAAGCCTGTGTAGTCGTCAAAGTGCTTGCTTAGTTGTATACAATCAACTACCAATGGTACTTATTTTCATCTTCTATAACCTCTCACGCCTCTCTGGGCCTGTACTCATCCGCTTTTGTTCCCTTCTGTCTTTTTCCCTATAAGGGAGAGAGAGAGAGAGAGAGAGAGAGAGAGAGAGAGAAGCATATGCAGTGGAGAGGAATACATACGTAAGCGTAAGTAGTGCATAAGGCATAAGTATTGTGTAAGAGAGGTAACTGTAAAGATGGAAAAGAGTACCACTGGTTGTTAGTTGTAGAGAACTAACTAACTAACGAACTTGGACTTTTCTAGTGATTTCGCGCGGTTAAAGGAGTATCACAAGTAGGTAGTTGGTTGTATATAACGAACGATTTGTGGGTATAAGATCAAGATTTATTTACACTCACTCACCACCTGCTCCGCCAGAGCGCCAGCCAAGCCTGCCTCACAGAGCATCTGCTAAGTGCGCAGCACGACTCATTCTTTGTTCGACTTTGCCAACAAAAAAGACTCAGATCTTGGAGACTCTGAGTCTTTGATAAGAGTGAGTAGTACTTCGTATCTGCTACTTTTTGGTCTTCAAATACTCATCGATCTCATTCTCACTCACGCTCAATCCTTTCTCAATCGCTTTTCTTGCCAGCAAGAGATTCTTAACTCTACTTCGTTCTGAGTACTTCTTGCTTCTTTCCACAGACTTGTTATAAGCCGCGATCTTCTCTTCATCGGTCAATCTTCTCATCTCATCTTCTCTCTTTCTCAGAACTTTGTCTGATCTAATAATGTTGTTTATCTCATCTCATTTCTCACTCTCATCATAACTAAATCATCACATGCTTCTTCTACAAAATCAACAATTATTTTCTTCTGTCATATTGATCGCTTACAAATTATACAATACTCATTATCGTATTTGCTTCAAACCCACAAACGGCGCACGTTATCTTTCACAAGCACCTCCCCCAAATAGACCGCCTGAGATCCCAATTAAATCTTGAAAACCTGGAAACTAACACTTGATCCTAACCTGCGGTTAGAGGATAATAACGAGGAAAGTAGAAGTAGGTAGATGAGTAAGAGGAGCGCAAAGCAGAATGACTAGTTTGTTGACACCAGCAGCAGGGCTACGCTACCACAGACCGATGAAAAAGCAGGACTACCGTCCAGTTCCCTGGGAGTGGTATCAGGTCTTGGCTCTGCACCTTGCTGGCAAGCCAAGAAAAGAAATTCGCGAGCTGACTGGCTACTCCGACGCTATGTACTACCGAATTCTTGCAGACGAGCGCGTTGTGGCTGTGCGTCAGCAATTGATGAAGGTCACCCAAGATGAGTTCGAGGCGCTGTACCAGAAGGTTGTGGACAATATTCGTACTCAGTTAGACCATCCTGACCCACAAATCCAACTTGCTGCACAGCAGCAATTCTTCAAAGCCACAGGTAAGTATACGCCCAAAGTCCAGGAAGGCCAAGCGCAGCTCTCTGCCGAAGAGCTGGTAGGCAAGCTGCTTGCACAACAGATCAACGTCACTGTGAATCTTGGTGGACAAGTCGATGCGCCTCGGGCTTTAGCCGTGATTGAGGGAGAGTTCAAAGATGCAAACGACTGAAGTCCAAGCCATCCAAGCACTGTTCCATATCCAAAACAAAGATGGTGCGCGCGTGCCCTTCATTCTGTCGCCTGCTCAGCTCTTCCTGGACAAACACGACAATCCAACTGGCAGAGCCAGAGTTATTATAGCCAAGGCCCGCCAGAAGGGCTTCTCTCGAGGCATTCTGGCAAAGTTTGCCATCCGCTGCCTAGGGCGTGAAGGCACTCACGCAGTGGTTATCTCACACGAATCATCTGCGACCCAGCGCTTGCTCGACAGTGTGTCCTACTACTTCAAACACATGAATGGCCCACCACCTCAGCTTGGAACAAACTCGCGCAAAGAAATGACCTTTCCAATTCGCGACAGCGCCTACTACATCGGCACAGCCGGCAGTCGGACCTTCGGTCGAGGTGACACCATCACTGACCTGCACTGCTCTGAGTATGCCTTTTGGGAAGATACCAAGAAACTCACAACTGGCTTGTTTCAAGCAGTTCCCTACTCTGGACGCATCTATATCGAATCCACTGGCAATGGTCGCAACAACGACTTTTTCTACACCTGGCAGAACGCCGACAAGATGAACTTCACACGTATCTTTTTCTCCTGGTTTATGGACAGTGAATACAGCCTGCCTGTAGCCAGCTGGCGGCCTGAGCTTACAAAGCACGCTTCATACATGCTCGATCTACAAAAGAAGCACAACCTGACTGCGCAGCAGATGGCTTGGTATGAGTGGAAGCTCGCCGAGCTTCGCGAGGATCTGCAAATGATGCAGCAGGAGTATCCCTCTGAGCCAGAAGAGTGCTTTCAGGCCACGGGCGGTGCTGTCTTTCCTGATGTGCAACTCACCTACAACTCCAGCTGGCAAGCTGCAAACCACCAAGGCTACTACGTCTACCGCCTGCAAGGCCATCCCAAGCCAGGTCTCACATACGTACTTGGTGCTGACCCCTCTGGTGGTACAGGCAACGATGACGCAGGACTCGTTATCTTTTGCGCCAACACTGGCGAACAGGTCTTTGAACTCGTCTACAACACCATCAATCCAATTCGCTTCGCAGAGCTCGTCGTTGAGCTCGGCTTTGGCTTCAACCAAGCCTTTGTTGTGTGCGAGTCCAACAACCACGGCGCAGCCGTCATTCCTTACTTGAAAGAAAACTATCCACGCGAGTCTCTGTACAAGCGCAAGCTCGCCACGCGCAGCACTCCTGCTCTCTACGGCTGGAACAACTCTCAGCAGACTAAGCACGCGCTTATTGGCACAATGCAAGAAGGCCTTGATCAAGTTGCTTTGCATGGCTCTCAGACAGTCACTGAGCTGAAATCCTACGAGGAGAACGAAGATGGCAAGCTTGGTTCAAAAAGCGACAATCTCGTTATTGCTGCTGGCCTTGCGATGCTTGGCCTACAAAAATTCCAGTCACTTCGCCAAACATCTTCGATCCTGCCTCGTCCTCAGCCTGTGGCGAAGCCAGACTACTCCTTAACCTCGTTTGAAGAAATAATGGCAGCGCTTAAAAAAGGCTCGGCTGGCATTGGCCGTCAGGCCGGCGTAGGCTACCCACTCAACTGACAGCAGGAGGTACGAAGTGGTCCTTACACCTATTGAAGCAATCTTAGCTGGAGGCCTGCTAACAACTTGCGGAGCAGTTATTGCCGACAAGGTAAAAAAATGGCTCGGCCAAGATCCGTGCTCGACTTGTGGCTTTACAGACGCCAAGGGCCAGATCGACTATCTAGTGGATGTAACTGATCTGCTAGCAGAAGACAAAATACCGCGAATGGATCTCATTAGGCTTCGCAACAAACACAATTTGACAAAGGAGTAACTTATGCGCTCGCTGATCGTAATTCTTCTTGCTTTGTCTCTCGACGCTTGCTCGGGTACGCAGTGTGACACCATGCGCAAGGCCTTCGATGCTAGTCAGGCAGCCTACTACGAGGCGCAGCTTGCTGGCGCAACTGAAAAGCTCGACAAATACCAATGGACCATGAACGCAGCTCGCGCCGCAATGGAGATCCTGTGTGCGCCCAAAGGGGAGGTGGTGCCGTGAACTGGACTCTTGCTGGATTCAAAACCTACGCAGTTGGCCTCCTGATGATCGCACTTGGCTTGCTCCACGACCCAATCGACCAGCGTATGATCGCAGAAGGCTTTGGATTTATCACACTTCGTGCTGGCGTCGCCAAAGGCGGAATCCGCTAGCCTCTAAAGGATGTTGCGATGGCATCAGTACTTGTTGTAGGCGAAACAAACGCTGCTCTGCAGCTGGCTTTCAGGCTTGCTAGCGAAGGCCATATAACCAAAGTTCACTTGTCGCAGTCACAAGGCGTCGCTTTGCGAGGCTCGCGCAACCCTAGTCTAGTCGGAGACCCACGCAAGATGCTGGATCAGTATGATCTCATAATCGCCAGCGAAGCCTGTGTCGCAGGCGAAGAGATCCAAGCGCGAGATCGACAAGTACTTGGTGGCGGGAGCTTCGCCAACAAACTTGCTTTTGATGAAGACTACAAGATTCGTGTGATGCAGACTGCTTACAAAGATCTCGACAGACCGCAGACCTTCGACTCCGACACAGTCGTGCGTCTGCGTCTCGAAGGCTGGTTTGATGCTCAAGGCTGGCTCGACAGCTTTGCCTTGGCCATTACTCACCATCGCCTGATGCCAGGTGAGTGCGGACCGCTGTCTGCTTGCATGGGATGCGTAGTCACACCTCTGACCAAAGGCAAGCTCTTCGCTGCAGGCTTAGAGTCAATTAGCTCTCTACTTCGGCAGGTTGAGTACCTTGGGCCTTTTAGCGTCGAGCTGCTATGCGAAGGCTCAGAGCTCGCCATCATGGATCTCCACGCAGGCTTTGCCTATGACCAAACTCTGGCGTGGTTCGAGCTCTTGCGAGGCAAGGCCTTCGACTTTCTCTACCAGCTAGCTTTGCCCAGCAGACAGCCTTGTGAGATTCTCAATGACTGCTGTGCGCTCTCAGTGCGCCTGATGATTCAAGACGGCTGGCTTGACAAAGATTCGCTCGTCGTACCTGAAGGCGCAGTACGCCACTTTTGGTCTTGTGGCGTAGCCACTTCAGGTGTTGTTGGCTGCGTGAGCTCTCGTGGAGCACACGTGCGCGAAGCGCAGCGCCGTGCATATCGCACGATCAAGAATATCTGCGCTTCTCCAGATATCATGTATCGCAACGACATTGGCACTGGCGTCGAAGACCAACTTGCGCGCTTGCACAAATGGGGCTGGATAGATGGCTAACTCCAAAGAACTTGCCGAACTTATATCGCTTGTGCGCAAGGCGACTAGGCCGAAGGCCTGGGAGGGCCATTCGCTCAAGTCGGCCAAAGGCAAGGCTTTAGCTGAAGAATATCGTTCGCTGGGCCCAAGGACTCTGTATAGGCATGAAGGCCCTGAGGCTGCATTGACTAAAGTCGGTGAGCTCTCAAGTGACGCCGAGGTTGGTGGAATGATGCAGGCAGACGAGCCTTCTGGTAAGTATTTTGGCAGTCGTCTGCAAGATGTAGCGCCACTGGTTGAGCCTAATAGGTTCACACCCAAGAGCTCGGGATCTCCGCTCAGTTTCACTAATGCGAGAGATAGTGTTGAGCAGCTTGTCGATCGAGGCGACATCCCTGGTGAAGAGTTCATCCGCGCGCGCCTCAAACCCAACGCGCGTATTCTTGACGCCGGCACGCCAGAACGCTGGCAGGAAGTCGTAGATGAGTTCAAAGGCGTCTACCCAGAGCGTACAAAACAAGCCTTTCAGGAGCAATTCACTTTGTGGCTCAGAAAAAACTACGACGCAGTCACCTTTCCCGACATCGCTGGAGAGCAGCCTGAGCTGACTCAAACTGTCTTGCTCAACCCAGGCAAGGCCATTGGCCGCAAAGGCAATCGCTATCGCTTGCTAAGCCTTGGAGCTGCGCTCGCTGGCGGCGCAGCTGCACAGCCTGACGAGGCTCAGGCCAGCACTCGAACTGAGCTCCTTAAGAAAATCTTCAAAGAGGGTGTCAAGAGCGTATCTAAAAAAGATCTGGTAAAGCTCTTTAGAGAGTCTCGAAACAAGCTATATAGAGCTGATATAAGAGCCGAAACGCTAGCTCGAAAGGGGTTTGATAGCTCAATAGCTTCCCGTAGCCTTCCCGAGGGCGATGTCCCAGGGATTTATTATACTCGTAGATTAAGAGATATAGGTGAACTTGTTGACATGGAGGACGAGCTGCCTAATGTAGTAGGACTTCCTAGACCTGGAAGTAAGATACTAAAGGGAGGTACTCACTACAATTACCAAGCGCTATCAGACAAGCAGGCTAAAGCTCTAGAGGACGCCGACTTCGCGTCGGGTCGAGCAATAGAGGGATTTATTGAAGTAGTACAGCTCAAGCCTGGTAACGTCCTTGCAAGAATTGACACTGCTAGAGGGCGTGTCTATCGAATTCTTGGTCTGACAGGTGCAGCCACTGCGACCCTCAGCACAAGCAATAGCGAAGCCTCGCCTATCTACGACGTGCTCAAAGCTGGCACAAAGCAAGCGCGCCGCGCAGCGAAAGGCTTCGAATCGCGCACAAGCAAACTCCTCGCCGGCACTGACTTCATGGGCGGCAAAATCAAAGAAGTTCTCGCTCACCCCACTGACGATGAAATCAGACATATTGTGATGTCCGACGACAGTGTCTACCCTGTAACCAAGGACGTCGCTAGTTCTCTGGTGCGCAATGTTGGCACTCGTGCAAAGATAACCGAACTCGCTGGCAAAGAAACCGAAGGCCAGCTGGAGCAGGCACTCAAATCTCTAGCCTATCACGAATCACGCGTACCTATAAGCCAATCCAACGCGACAACTCGACAGCTCTATAGAGACTTCTTGGCGCAGCTCGACGAAGCAAAAATTGGCAAACAGGCTACGCCCTACGTGCTCGTGAAACGCAGCGAGCGCGAATTCACTATGCCTCAGGCTTATGCTGAGCTCTTACAAGCCGAAGGCCATCTAACAATTGTTGGCTTGCCAAAACAACTCAAGCGACCTACCAAAGGCACGCGATCCCAAAAACTGTGGCCTTGGGGAAGGAAATAATGTCGACTCCTAAAAACGAATTCGCAGACAACTGGATGGAAGCCATCAAACATGGCGTGTCTTATCGCGAGAAGTACTCGACCTGCAAACACTGGGACTCCTATCGCAAGTACTATCGCGGTCAGTGGGCTGCAGGCCTCCTGCCAGTAAACAAGTTCTTCTCTTATGGCAGGATGCTTGTACCTCGTGTGTACTTTCGCGCGCCACGCGTCTGCGTCACAGCCACACGTCCCGATATGGTATTCCACGCGCGTGTAGTCGAAGAGCTTGACAATTTGCTGATTCGTGAGCTGATGCTCAAATACACTCTCAAGATGAGCGTTCTCGACGCTTTCATCAGCGGTGTTGGTCCAATAAAGCTCGGCTACGACAGCCAGTATGGCTACCTGCCAGATCAAGCCATCACTGAAGATGGCGAGACTGCCACGCAGGTTTCGCGCAGCGACTCCACGAGACTGATTGAAACCTGCCAGATGATCAAGCCTGGCCTGCCCTGGGCCATTCGCGTACGCCCAGAAGACGTCATTGTACCTTGGGGCTCGAGCGATCCGTACTCTCTACCTTGGGTAGCACACTACATCCTACGGCCTCTCGACGACGTTAAGCAGGATCAGAAATATCGCAACACCGACAAGCTCGTGGGCACGCGCAGCCCTGAGATGGCTGGCTCAAGCAAGAACTTAGGCTTTCGTCCATCCAGCGAACGCGTCAAAGACCAAGATCTCGCAGAGCTTTGGGAAGTGCGAGACTTCTCGCGTAGGCGTATCTACACTTTTTGTGAGAACGAGTTGTTGATGAGCGCCGATGATATTTTGCAGAACGAGGCTGGTCCTCCTTGGGAGTTCTTGCACTTCAACCCAGATCCTGAGTTCTTTTGGGCAATACCTGACGCTCACATCATAGCCCCACAGCAAGAAGAGCTCAACGACACAAATACTCAAGCTGCAAAACATCGTGCGATTGCTCTACTTAAGTTTTTGTACAAAAAAGGCGCACTAACGCGCGAAGCGCTTGAAAGCCTGCTGAGTGGCGATGTTGGCCCAGGCGTCGAGATCCAAGGTGACGACCCAGTCTCAGCAGCTGTGCTAATGCTCCAGCCGCACATTCCGCCTGACTTACAGACAGCGTGTCAAGTCCAAATCCAGGCAATGCGTGAAGAGCTTGGCTTTAGCCAAAACCAAGAAGGAGCGTTCAGCCCATATCACGGCAAAACAGCCAGTGAGTCTATGATTGTGAACCAAGCCTTCGAAGAGCGCGTTGATGAGCGCAAAGACATCATGGGCGATACAATCATCTCTATAGTTCGCAAGTGGAACTGGATGCTTTTCAGAATGTGGACCGAAGAGAAGGTCATTAGAATTATTACTCCACAAGGCGAGCCTGCGTGGGTCAAATACACTGGTGATCAGCTGCAAGGCGACTATCTGCTAAGCGTCGATGTCGACTCAGGCATGCCTATTAACCGCTCGCTCAAGCTTCAAATGGGTCAGGAGCTCTTTAAGTCAGCCAACGGCGATCCGATGATCGACCAAGTAGGTCTGCGGCAGATTTTATTAGACAACTACGCTATTGTGGATCCTCGCGTGCCTGGATTGCTGCAGACACAATATGCTGGCACACCCGAAGACCTCGCTGGCATACGCCAGCCAAACCCTGCCTTCGGCGGTGGAGGCAAAGGCTCGGGTGGTGGGCGTCAAGGCAGCTCGCCAGCACAGCCAATGGAATTTGAACAAGCAAAGCTCAAAAGCATGGGAGGGCAATAGGATGCCTTTGTATGATTATAAGTGTAAAGAATGTGGCTTGGAGTTCGAAGAAGTTCGACCGATTACTCTGATGTATGTAGCGGACTGCCCTGACTGTGGAGGTTGGGCCGACAAGCAGTTCTGCTCAAGGCCTCCGGCCGACCACACCTTCCAGCCCTTTTACCACGATGACTTCACCCACGAAGGGCCAATACTGGTGAAGTCAAAGGCTCACTATAAAGAGTTGTGCAAACAATACGGCGTGTATGCTCCACATGTCTTTGGTCAGGGCTGGAACATAAGTGAGGTATAATATGCTAGAATCAGGACTCAACCTCTACTTCGTGAGTTGCGACTACATCGTACGCGATTCTGGTGCAGGCACAGGCATTCTGCTAACTAAGCGCACTCCAGGTGAGCCTTCAACTATCGAGCTCGAGCGACTCCTACAACGCCTGCACATGCGTCTTTGTGGAGATGTCTATATTAACAACAGTTTGTTGAATTGGCCACTTAAAAAGGAGCGAGAAAATGACTTTTAGAGAGGTGCGAGTAACCTTCTCAAAGGACAAAGTCGAAGTCCACTTTACTGGCTTATGGACACGTGCGCTGGTAGATGGTGCGTACAAGTCCATGATGCACGCTCTGCCAGAGCACCTGGCCAAAGAGCGCAGGAAGCTGGACGACGAGCGTAAGGCGAACAAACAAATAATCATTGACGAGGAGCAAGAAGAAAATGCCAGCAACATCTGAGAATCTGAACCCTGAACAAACTCCTGAGCAGACCCCCAGCGAAGCTTTACGAGTCGAGTTGACTCCCGAGCAGTACAACGCCTTGCTGGATCGCATCACTGAGCTGGAAGCCGAGAATGCTACGCCTCGCACGCGCAGCACTTCGCGCGAAGCTCTTACTCTCGACGAGCTTGCGGAAGAAGCGCGCAGACCGGCACGACGTGAGGCTCCGCCTCCGACCGAAAAAATCGACGAGATGAGCAACACGCAGCTTGCGCAGTTCATCTTCGACACCATAAACGAACAAGCCGGCGATAGGCTTCAGAAGATCGAGACAACTGTTGAAACTATCAAAGTCATGAGAGAGATCGACCAGGCAGCTGCGAAGCACGAGGACTTCTGGCAGTATGAAGACCGCATTCGTGAGATCAGCACTGAGAACCCAACTCTCTCTATCGAACGTGCCTACAAGCTCGCGAAGAGTGAATCACCTGCGCCGGCGAAGCCCAAAGAAGGTGAGCGACAGCCTTCGAAGACTGAACGATTGTTAAACCTTCCACCAAGAGTCTTCGGCGAGAAACCCGGCGCAGCCAGCGCAGCTACCAAACCCTCGATGAAGAGTGAGACTCTCACGAGTGCTGCTGAGCGCGCCTGGAACGAAGCTGTTGGAGAGGGCAAAGATAGACTCTAACTCGACTACAAGGAGATTGCTATGGCTCCTCCCTCTTGGACTCAGACCATCGACACTCTTTTCACCTCGACATGGGCGTATCGTCGAGAAGGAGCTGTCGAGCAGGCTTTTCTCAAAACTCCGTTTATCTACTGGATGCGCGAAAAGGGCCGAATCGAGAACATCTCGGGTTATCGGCGTATCGAAGTACCGGTGGAATACGGCTCCAACGAAACCATTCGTTGGATCGGCAAGGGCTCGACTGTGCCTATGCAGGACAGCGAGCTGATCACTCAGGCATACGAGGACTGGAAGTACGTTGCTGTCTCCGTTATGCGTTGGTTCACCGAGGATCAACAAAACCGAGGCAAAGCTGCTGCTATCAACATGGTGAAAACCAAGTTGAACGCCGCCGAGCGATCTCTCTACGAGGAACTCGAGCGTGTAATGTTCGCCGACGGCACTGGCGACAAAGAACCCAACGGCCTTCAGAACCTCATCAGTGCTACGCCCACTGCAGGCACAATCCACGGACTGGCACGCGAGACCTACCCCTGGTGGCGCAACCAGCAAAAGACTTCCACCGGCGCTGCTGCTGTCTATCTGGTGCCCGACATGCGCACGTGTCTGAACGATATCATCAAGTACTCGCGTAGTGAGCTCAAAGACATCTGCCTGGTGACAACTCAGACTGTCTACGAGCTCTATGAGGACGTATGCATGGAGCTCAAGGTTCTGCAGAACACCATGATGGCTGATGCTGGCTTCGACACTATTGTGTTCAAAGGCAAGCCTATGATGTGGTGTCCTTCGGCACCTTCTGGCAACTTGTACTTTATCAATCCTCAGTACTACAAGCTGGTCTGTGACGAAGGCTTCTGGATGGAGATGACTTCCTGGAAAGAAATCCCCGACCAGCCTTTCGACAAGGTCGCGCAAATCGTCTGCGCACTCAACAATGTCTCATCGCGGCCCATTTGTCAGAAAGTCCTTACTGGCATCGCCGCGTAGCAACCCTAGGGCCTATGATCAGGCCCTAGGAACCTCACTAACCAAAGGAGGCCTCAAATGGCTGATGAAAGATACGCCGAGTATCAAGAAGAAAATCCCAAGAGCTGGATTCAAGGACTCTTTGAGGAGTCCTCGACCCAGAAGCATCGCCTCGGCTCGATCCGCCGTCTGGACGACGGCCGCGAGTTCATCTACTGCAAGATGGGTGCTGTCGCTGGCGTAGCCGGCAGGCTCTACCAGGGTGTCGTCGCAGACATCGCCAACCACGCTAACCTGGCTGTCGCCAACGCCAACATTGGCGATCGCCAAGCCAATGTGACCATGGGCGACACGACTGCCGCCAACACTGCGAACGCCTTCGCCGAAGGCTACCTGCACGTCAACACCGGCGCCAGCAATGGCATGGCTTATAAGATCAAGAGCCATCCGGCTATTGCCGCCAACGCTGCAGGTATCTTCACTCTGTACGACAAAATCCGCAGCGCGAACTTCGCCGCGGCCACCACCAAGGTGTCTTTGACCAAGCACCCCTGTAAAGCAGTCATCGTGCACCCCAGCCCGCCGACCAGCGCTCTTGTAGGCGTTTGCACCTTCCCTGTGACTGCCAACTACTTCGCCTGGCTCCAGAAGAAAGGCCCCTGTCCTGTGGAGATCGAAGTGGCTGTCGCCGCCGGCGCAGACGTATTCGCCAGCAATGCTGCCGATGGCACCGTCACCTGCGCAGTGGCTGCTGCCAATGCCATCGACATGCTCACCACCGGCGCCTTTCGTGTAGGCCGTTGTCTTGCAAACAACGCCAATGACCACTGGGCCCTCATCGATCTGAACCTCTAACCTCTAGTATCCCTCCCTTCGGGGAGGGGGTTAACTACCTTTTAGAAGGGAGAAGTTATGAGTGGATCGATTCGCAAAAGTTACATTCGTGTTCCGACTGCCGACGCTACCGCTAATGAGTACACACGCGATGTCGTTGGCAATAAGACTGACGCCGCTGTCACGACAGTTGGTACTCAAAAGAGCTTGATGGCCTATATCAAGGGCCTTCTGGGTCAGTCATTTGCAGCTCCACGCTGTGTCGAGAAGTCCGATGGCGCTGTGCTAGCAGGTCTCGATCCTCTGTTCACCATCACAGGTGGACTAGTGCGAGCGAAGATCGTAGGACACGTTACCACTATTCTTGGTGGCGCGACTAACCTGCGCTTGCGGCACATCACCACTGATCCTGCAGCAACTGTCGAGCTCAATGCCGGCGCCGTCGCTTGCGACAACGATGCAGTCGGTACTATCTATCTCAATCTCGGCGCCACAAGCGTGTTCACTCCCTCAGGTGGCCTTGGGTTTGTACTGCTTGATCCAGTGACCGGCGGAGAGACTGAGTTCCTTCTGGCTCCGGGCGTTGTACAGTGCCTGAGCTCCGCAGCTCGATCTGGTGTGATCAAATGGTACATGACTTATGTACCTCTGTCACCCTCCAGCTTGGTTGTGGCTGCAGCCTAATCCTTCAGCGATAGAAAGGCTTTAAGCGATGAGACCAATAAAAAAGGCGATATTCACTCTACGCGTAGACGACTACGCTCCTGAGATATGCGAGCTTACCTTTCCTTTGTTGCACAACTATGCCAACAAGATCGGCGCTGAGTTTGTAGTCATAGACCAGCGCCGGTTTCCTGACTGGCCGCCGGTATACGAGAAATTGCAGATCTACGAGCTGGCACAAGAGATGCAGAACGACTGGAATATCTACATCGACGCCGATGCGCTGATTCACCCAGACCTAATGGACTTGACTACAATGCTGTCCAAAGACACAGTCGCTCATCACGGCAGCGACTTTGCGTCGCAACGCTGGAAGTATGATCGCTTTTTCTTACGCGACGGCCGACACATCGGCTCTGGCAACTGGTTTACCATCGCCAGCGACTGGTGTGTCGACCTCTGGCGACCTTTGGACGATTTGACTCTCGACGAGGCTTGCATCAATATTAGTCCAACTCTACAAGAAAGGCTTAGTGGGTGCTTCGACTCAAGTCATCTTATTGACGACTACACGCTAAGCAGAAACATAGCCAAGTACGGCCTGAAGTTTGTCACCATTCGAAAACTTCTAAGTGACATCGACCCTAATCTCCAAGGCTTGTTCTGGCACCAATATCTCGTAAAAGCAGATCAAAAGCTTCTCGAGATGAAGCAGATGCTGAAGACATGGGGGTTGCTATGAGAGCAATCTGCGATATGGACACTGTCCAGATCGAATTGACAAATGCCTGCATCAACCAGTGCTCAAACTGCACACGCTTTTGTGGTCATCACAAAGTACCTTTTTTTCTCTCCTACGAAGAGTTCACTCGAGCTCTGCACTCGATGAGTGGGTATCCCAAGATGGTGGGCTTCATGGGCGGCGAGCCACTCCTGCACCCTGAGTTCGAAGCTTTTTGTTCTCTGGCCTCGTCAGTAATACCAAAAGATCAACTTGGCCTCTGGACCTGCTTGCCTTCGGGCAAAGAACACTATGCAGAGTTGATCTGCGAAACCTTCGGACACATTTTTATTAACGACCATTCACGCGGCGATATCTACCACGCACCCGTGTTAGTGGGCGTGAGCGAGATTCTCACTGACCCCAATGAGATGTTTTACGCCATCGACCACTGCTGGTTGCAAAACTCCTGGAGTGCCTCAATCAACCCCAATGGTGCGTTTTTCTGCGAGATTGCAGCATCGATGTCTATTCTGTTCGACGAAGGCGGTGGCTGGCCTGTCGAATCGGGTTGGTGGTGGCGTACGCCCAAGGACTTCGCAAAGCAAATCGAGCAGTTTTGCCCACACTGCGGATGCTGTATACCTTTACCAAGGCGCTGCTCTACCGACGAAGTCGATGATATCAGCCCTTGGAATCTCAAGCGTCTCTCCGGCCGCTCTAGAAAGATCTCTAAAGGCAAGCACGTAGTCAGTGATCTAAAGCTCGTCAAGAATCCTGAGACTATGGGCTCGTACAAGGATCTTCTCTACAGAGCGCGCATCGCGGCTCGTTATCAAATCACTCTGGAGCCAAATCAAAAAGGGTTTCTCACTCCTAACTACCAAGGCCAACCTATATCCTCCAACTCGCTCTTAGGCAGAATGATGGAGAAATATCATGCCGCTCAAAAGAGGAACAAGTGCTAAAACATTGTCTTCCAACATCGCTGAGCTAATGCACTCGTACAAGTCAGGCGGCAGCTTTGCCAAAGGCAAGACTTCGCCAAAGGCTCGAAAGATGGCCGTTGCTGCGGCTTTTGACATGAAGAGAAGGAGTCGACATGGCTAATTCAATTACTACAGCTCGAAACATCGTCAGTCTCGTGGTTGATAGTGACTGGCTCTGGTCTACGACGTTCCCGGCTCTCGCTGAAGGCTTGCGGGTGCACTCGATCACCTTTGTTCCTGGATCTGCCAACGACAAATGTGTGATCAAGCATACAAGCGATGCTGGCGCTACGATCTTCCATGAGCTTTGTCCTGACGCAGGATCGAAGACCGTCTACTTCGACGGCGCTTTGCTTCCTCTCTGCCTCGACTTCTCCGATGGAGTCTACAACTCAGGACACAGAGTCATTATTCGCCTCTGGGTCGATAGAGTACTCAATGGGAGGACGTGATGGCAAACCTAAAGAAAATAAGCGAGTTTGCTCCTCTAGACGGTGCGACTCTAGCCATCGGCGACTTCTTTCCAGTTGTTGATATCTCAGTAGCTGATGCCGACAAAAACAAGCGAATTACTATCTACGAGTTTGTAGTCGGTATGGCAGCGCTCATTGGCGCAATTCCTTTTGCTCTTACTCCTCTTGCAGCTGAACCAGCAGATCCGACCGACGGCATGATCGTAATGGCCGATCGTACAAACTGGGATCCGTTAGGCCTCGACTCCGGTGGAGCTTATTTAACAATGTATCTTGGATCCAGCAGCGGCTGGGGAGCGATAACAGGTCAGCTCGACTAGGAGGACAGAATGAGAAAGACTCTGGTTGGTCTTGCGGTAGGAATTGCTCTGACTTTTTGTATTGGCGCTACTCTGTCTTGGTATGGCGCTATCACCTACGACTCAACTACCGGCGAGCTAGTAGTGCTGAAAACCTTCACGATTCGTGTTGGTAAAGAAATCCGATATGTGCAGACTTACGCCGAAGTCGCTGATGCAATTACTGACGCTGCTAGCGTAAAGCGGCTTGTGCCAATGGTGCCTTATTCGCTCAAAGCATCGTTGACTATTCCTGCGGGCTTGGAATATGCTCCTCTGCCTGACGCGATTGCTACAACTTATTACTCAATTCGCTCGTCGACCTACAGATGGGTGACTACTGGCGAAGGCGTAGGCGAGTATCGATGCGAGCTAGCAGCTGGTACTGATCCAGGGTTTGGTCAGCCAGCATCGTTACATATCAATGGCTCTGTCGCAAGCGAAGGCGCAGCAGGAAGTCTTGCAGCGGGTGAGTGGGATCACGATGGTACATACGTAGTAGTACGACTATCCGACGATTCAGATCCTGATAGTCAGGCAGAAGGATATGTCGAGATTCACTTTGAGCTTACTATAAGTTCCCACTTCGAATCTGTTGGTAGGCGCCTATTCACAGCACTTCCTGGCGAGGTTACGTTCACCGAGCAGGTTACACTCAATCCAAAGATCTTCGCTGCCGCAACGGGCTTCAACGGCACAACCGACGACATCAACGCATGGAAGTGTGCTTTTGCTGCTTTCCCGGCAACGGGCGGTGTTCTGGATTGTGACGGGATCACACTTTGGGGCTCCGGTGTTACGTGGCCCAATGACGGAACAACGAACTACCCGATATGGCTTCGAGGAAACGTAGGTAGCTCACAGACCGGAACATTCAACACGGTAACGGGCGGTGGTGGTGGCCAAATCAAATACATAGGAACCGGCACCGCGATTGACTTCCGCAATGGGGACGGGAGCAATTTGGATTTCTCGGGAGCCATCACGGGGATTCGGCTCTCTGGACCGTATACGACCGGAGACACCACGCCGGACAACGAAACCAATGCCGCCACGGTTGGGTTGAACCTTTACAACGCCAAGCAGGCAAAGATCGAGAATGTAAGCGTCATCGGCTTTGGGACCGGAATCTACGTTGCCAATGACCTCTATTATGCCAAGCTGCGAGACCTCACGATTTCAACGGCCAAGTGGGGGATGAAGACCTACGGAAAGTGGAACGGCACCACGCTGGAGAACAGCAAGATTTCAACTTGTGGCGTCGGCGGGCTTTACGCCGAATATTATGGAGACAATCTTAGCTTGATAAACTGCTGGATCGAGCTGTGCGGTCGGTATGCCGGTAATTACTCTTCTCCGCTCACTGGTTATGGACTGAGTGCTCGATTTGGTCAGATGGTGACAATCATTGGCGGCTCGCATTACTGGGAGTCGAACGGAGACTCCGATGGCGGCGACGCTCATATCCGGATCAGCGGGGACGGCTACTATTCGGCCATCCTGAACCTTTACGGTCAGCATTTTTCGTATTCATCGAAAAGGTACATCGCATACCTCAAGGATGCGACTGCGCTTAACGTACATGGGTGCCGCCTTCTGAGCTACCAGGGTGCAACGGCCCCAGCTTACAGCGGATACCTCTTTCAATTCTCAGGAATGGTTTCGGATGGTACTCTTCGCGGGAATGTGCTGCCAAAGATTGACGTTGACGTCGATGCCGTAACAAAGCAGATTCACATAGCATCACAATCCATCCTTTCCCGGCTTGACATTCAAGACCACCTTCACCCGGGGATCACCCTGGATCGGGCTGGAGATGGGGCGAATTACACTCGCGTGATTCCCCTCGGGCATGTGTTTTTGAACGATAATCCTACCAAGACAAATTCTGGAGGGTTGGTCGGATGGCAAGCTACGGAGCCCGGGTCTGGAACGCTGGCCAATCTAAACGGGGTCGAGCCGTCCGATGTTCAACCTGATGCCGCCGAGGACTGGAGCGAGGGAACCATCACCAACGGCGAGTTCACCATGTCCGTGGCTGCCGGCGACGCAGATGGGGCCAAGGAGGGACTCATTGTCGGGCGCGCAATCCAGATTGATACGGATGGCGCGGTTGCGAACGGGGCTTTCGTGCCAGCCAATTTCGTTGATGCTGTTGGAGCCACAACCGATTATGCGATTATTCGCGAAGTGGCAACAACCGGAGAACCAAGCACAATCACGCTTGATCGGTCATTGAGTAGTGCCACGGTTACGGGGGGTCTAATTCGACCCAATGCGGTGGAGCGGTCGTATATTGGCGGAAGAATCTGGTACAAGTCCGTGACGCTGGTTTCTTCTTCTGGTACGGGCGAGGATGACCTCATGGTTGCCACCACGCTTACGGCGGCGATGCTTAAGCAGACCTCAACCATTCCAATCCTTGCACGTGGCACAATCACCGGAACGGCAGGAAATCACACGCTCAAGATCTATTTGGGTGACACTGCCTTCACAATCCTTTCCGGGACAACAACGGCGGGGGCATGGAGATTCCAGGGTGAGATTCAGATTACAGCGGCGGCAACTCAAACGCTTTCTGGCTTGTTCTGGAATGCTGATGGGGTAGCCTATATTGAGACGGATGCCACGAAAGCAATCAGCGGGGCACTGGCACTGAAGATGACCGGTGAGTGTGCCAACGCCGGGGATACGATTACACAGAGCCTTTTTGTGGTTGATCTGAAATAAGGAGAAAAAGATATGAAAAAGTCTTTTGCATTACTTGCCTTTATCTTTGCCTCGTTCTTGTGGCTTAGATATACGTTTTCGGCTACCGTGGTCCAGATTGGTCCAAGTTCTAGCTTCGAGTCTGCGACAAGCGACAATATCGACCCCGACAGATTGGCTGGCGATACAATCGACAACGACACCATTGATACGAGTGGTGCAATCTCTGCATCAAGCTCAACTTTCCCTGCGCTTAGTCTATACCGCGCTGCTAATACTGCCGCGTTTGCGCAAGGACTTCATTTTGACCTTCGAGATTCTGTAAACGTCAGGAAAACGTATGGTTTAGTGGCCGGTGGAATTGTTACCGACACGGCGGGAGCGGAGGATGGGTATTTTTTAATCCAGTTAATGCGGACTGGAACACTAACAGATCAACTCAAGCTAAATCATAAGGGCATCCTCGGGATTGGAACACTCGTTACGCCTGCTGACGGAGCATCTGTATTACTTTTCGGCAACGGCACAAAACCCTCCGGAATGAGTAACGAAGCAGGATTGTTTGCCAAGGACGTAGCTGGCACAACTGAGATGCATTCTTTTGACGAAGCCGGTAACGAAACCCTCATTTCAGCTCACGCCGGGGACGCTCCTGATTGGATGTACGACGATGAAGACGGTGTGCCCATGATTGTGAAAGAGGCACAGTATTTCCTGGGGACGGTACGCTACTCCAATCAGACGCGGGCGGATAGGCTCCTTGAAATGACCGACGCCGAAAAAGCGCTGCTGCCGATTGAGAAACGCCGAGTGACCTTCACTGAGACGTTTGCAGAGCACAATACCAGGCTTGGACTTGTTGAAGAGAAAGCCCTTGTGAAACTTGACTGGGAAGCCGAGCAGGACAAAATAACGGAGATGATAGCAGGCCGCAAGCAGGCTATTGTGGATCGACTTGCCGCTATTGACGTGCGCTTGGCAGAGCTTGATGTGCCGAAAGCTCCAGTTGAGACTGAGGGGTTGAGCGAAGAGGAAGCGGCTAAGGCCCTTGCTAAGGATGCTGCCGAAGCTGCCAAGATTGATGAAGAGCGGAAGGAGCTCGTGGCAGAGAAAGAGGCCACGACGATTCCCGATGATCACGTCAGGAAGTCTTTG